ACCATCGCCGTTGCGCTGCTTGCGTCTCCGGCGCGCCCAGTCAACGTACCATGGCTCTTCCTTTATCTCGACCTTTGGTTTGTGGTACTTAGGGCGGTACGCACAGAGATACTCAAGGCACTGGCAGGCGTGAACTTCTCCGCGCGTATTGGGCTGGTCGGTGACGATGTAAGTGCCCGCCATGTAGTTGACCTTCTTCTTGTAGCGCTTCATTTCGCGCTCAAGATCGGGGCAGCTATTGCGCAATATGCGCAGTGTGGGTGTGCCGATTGGCCTGATGTGCATGTAGTTCTGGACGGCTGCCATACGCGCTGCAATATCGTCGCAGCCGGCCAGAAAGCTGGAGCCTGTCACGGCGCTGGAGACGTTGTGCTTGCGCAGCTGCTCCGTGTAGAGCTCGACCGGCAAGCGGCCTGAGCCTATTTCTCTGATCCGCCCGCCGTGCATGTCGATAATGAAGGCGTGAAAAGACTGGCCTCTGACCTTTTCTGCAAACTTCTCTCCGAAGATCACGGCGTTGCACTGCCGGATGTAGAGCTGGTCGTACACCAGCACCATCGAGTCGTCCGGCGGAACAGCGGCAAACAGAACGGACGTGACGGCATGACCCGGATCTATCACGGCGTACCGGCTCCAGTCGCTTGGCACAACATTCTGCGGCAGTTCGCTGCGGTCGTACCCGTGCACTGTCATGCTGAAGGACGGGTAGCACATGATCGAGTCGGTGACAAACTCACCGTCGCTACGCATCCTGAGCACCTCTTCGCCAAGAGCCGCCCACCGCTCAAGGTTCTTGCGCTTCTCGTCCTGGTCGATGTGCGGGTTATCTAGGAATTTAAGCACAAACTTGACGATGTCAGGCTTTTCGATCCCGGCCTGAACAGCATTGTCTGCTCGCTCAGCCAGGCCCTGAAGCGAGTCGTTCTTAGAGTGTGGCATCGCACTCCAGCACAGCACTCCCTTACGGTCGGCAAGGCGAGCCTGCATTTCGGGGAGCCACGCCTCTGAGCTCAAGTCTTCGTCTATATGTACCCTGTTTGCGGCGAATCCCTGCGGAGGCTCTCCCTCTGAGGAGAAGCAGTAGATGGTCCATCCGGTGGTCAACTCGACGGACTGTATGTAGCGGGCGCTCTTAAGCAGCCAGCTTATCTTCTTGATCATTCTCGGCGGGCTGAGCGGCGGCGCTGGCTTAGCTTCTGCAGAGCGGGCACTGTCGGTCGCTGGGTTGTAGGCCCGCCACTTGCCGGTGGCCTGGTCGCGGATCATCTTGAACGCACCGGCACGAAACAAGCAGGGCCACACGACCATTCCGATATGCTTCCAGTCCCGGCCGACGATGACGAGCGTGCCGTCTTTCTCTGGATACTTGCCGTGCGGATCAGTCCCGGTAACCGCGCGAGCATCCTCCACAAACGTAGACAGCGACTTGCCTGACCGATTGCCGCCGAGAACGATCACTTCGCTCGCCGTGCTGGCGTGCATCTCAGCCTGCGTCGGAGTCGGCTGGTAAAGCCTTAGCGCTTCGATCCTTCGATCTGCGAGCTCCGCCTGTATTTCGCGCAGGCGGTCGGCTTCGTACCCTGTCTGCTTTTTTACGGACGGCAACGGCGGTGGTGCTTGTGGCTTCTTGCGCTGGCGTCCCATCGACAATCCTCCCTCTGACCATAGTGGCTGCCAGCACTCGCAGGCGCCCGTCTAGCTCGATTTCGAGTTCCTCTTCAGACCATAGCCCCAGTGGCTTCTTAGCCCCGCCTGCGTCCGTGTTCTTGACCACCAGTCGGACGATTGCCTCAAGCATTTTTGTCCTTGCAGCGCCTCCTGGAGGGCTGTCAAAGAACTGCTTGACCAGGAGAGAGGAGAATCCGCTGGTTCCACCGAAATACTCCATGAGCCTTTCGAGCAGCTCAGAGCTATGCGGGATGTTCTGTCCGCCGGTCGACGCAGCGCTAACAAAAGAAGCGACGGCCCCCACTTCGATGTCCCGCAGCGTGGTGGACTGCTGGGCCTTGCGCTTGCCCCGCATCTTGTCGGCGCGGCAGCGAAGGCAGCGTATGTCAAGAGAACCGTCCTTGCGGCGCTTGAAATGCTCAGCGCTGCTGGGGAAGATCTTGCCGCAATCAGTGCAAGGTTTGGTATCGCTAGACATAAGAAAAAGGGCGCCCGTCGAGTGTTATCCCGACGGGCGCCCCGAATGAGACGTTGCCGCCGATCAGGCAGCGTTGCTCTTCAGCAGCACCCGAACGCTGGTGTCGCCCACAACGGCGGCGGCCAGAGCGGTGCCCAACTGCGGGCTGGTGCCAGCAGCAATCTTTCCAGCCGTCGAGCTCGCAGCCACCAGAGCACCGGCCGAGATGGCCGTGCCAGTGCCAGAGGTCTTCAGTGCTTCCGACGGGCCGCTCACGGCCAGCCAGAATACTTCGCCGTTAGGGACGCCAGCAGCGGGCAGGTACTCGTCAACAACGCCGATGAGAATCGACGTGTTGTCGGCCGAACCGTCCACCGACGTCAGCGAGCCGGCCGCAAACTTTGCGACCGTCTTGGGCAGGAGGGCCGCACCGGAGGTGTTCTTGACGCAGATGCAGTCGACCGTCCGCTGGGACAGCGTCTGCTTGGAGACGGGGTTCTCGTCAAGGAACGTCTTGCGAACGCCCAGAACGTGAGAGCCGTCACCGTTTTCCGCGTCGTAGGCCTTCCAGAGAATCCCTAGAACTTGCCCGCGACCAAAGCCAGGATCTGCAGTCAGAGTGCTCATGTTTTCCTTTCGTAGGATCAGGCAATCGCCTGGAACTTCACAAAGTTACGTGGGGACTTCAGCTTGATGTTGGCAAGCACCGACACCGCGTAGCGGTGGCTTTGTAGCTCTTCGTTGTAGAACGGTCCCTCTGCCGTCATCAGCTGACCTTCCATGCACTTCAGCTCCATGTTGCCGATCGAAAGACCGTAGCCAACGCCGGCTGGAACCGCATATTCCGTCGACACTTCGATTCCGTCGATTTCCACGACATCGCCGAAGCCGTAGCTGCGAAGACCACTGGCCTTCGACACGATGGCTCGCTCGCGCGAATCAAGCCGGGCCAGGAACTGCACGTACAGCTTCCGGTCGAGCATGATCATGTCGATCTTGTCTTCCTTCGTGTCGTTCCGCTTGGCGTAATTGACGGCCTCACGGATCGCTTCGATGCACTGATCCTTCCAGGTTGCCGTAGCGCCCTTGAAGTAGGTGCTGGTGTAATTGCAGATCAGGGGAGAGTAGTAGTCGTACTCCGGATCTGTCGGAACGTAGGGCCACGAACCAGCGGCCAGCTGCGAGCCGGCGATGTAGCCGAGCTGCGTGCTAAGACCGGCGTACGTGTCAGCCGCCCATCCAAACGGGTCGGCAGCGTTGGCGGTTCGCTTGGTGCCGTCGTTCACGTTGACCGTGCCGTCGATTGCGAAGATCGACTCAAGGCCGTGCCATCGGTTTTCATTGCCGGTGGCCGAACCGTCGTTGTAAACCTCAAAGCTAAGGTGCTGTTGCATCGACTCTTGCAGACGGCTCGCCATCTTGCCGGCCACGTCAACGAGCGCCTGAGCGCCCCTGTTCTCAAGCATCTCGCGCTTTGTCACCTGATCCGTCACGCTGTAACCGCGATACGGAAGGTTGGCTCGCTGCCAGAGATTCTGACGCGCGAAGACTCGGGGCGACTCACCATTGTTCGACGTCACAGGCTGATTTCGATATCTGACCTGCCAGTCGAATCCCCTTCCTCCCTGATTCATTGAGACCTTGCCGTTTGCTTCAAGCGCGGCAAAGACTTTGAACTGGCGGAACGTGGAGAGCTCCTCTTCGCGCAAATGCGTTACTAAGGTCGTACCAATTGTCCGGGCCCAGTCAGTGCTACTCGCCATTTGTTACCTTTCAGGCTATGCCGTCTCGCGCCATTTGGCTCTTGAGACGTTGTTCAAATGTCATCGGGCCTTTGGGCGCGCGCGGATCCGTTGAAGGTGCTGACCTGCTTGGGTTCCGACTCGCCTCCCTACGCAGATAATCTATGTCCTTCTGCGCTTGGTTTTGTGCCGGAGGAACTTGCGCAGGAGCTGCTGCGGGGACTAGAGGAGCTTGCTGAGCAGGTGCTTGTGCGACTGGAGCAAACGCTTGCTGGCGCTGGTTTGACGCATTCGCTTCCATGATCTCGCGTGAAAGCTCAAGCTCGACCTTATCGCACACCCATTCCCAGCGCTCTTCTGGATTGGCGCCGATGCCGCGCTGTGCCGCCATGTCGGTGAAATACTTCACCATCTGGCCTTCACGGGTAGGCGTCTTTCCGTCTGGTTCGTAGAGCCAGTCCTTGTTCTCCTGCTCCAGTCGGGACACGAAGCCCGTCTGCGCAGCCTCAAGCATCTGCGCATCAACGATCTCGCGAGCCCTGTCGGAGGCGACCTGCTCGACCATCGGCCCCAAAGCCGCCTGCGGATCGCTCAGAAACCGCTGGGCAAAGTCCGCCTTGTACTTCTGGAACTCGTACAGGGCATGACGCGCATCGAGCGGAGCGTCCGGAGAGATCGTCTCGCGGCCGTTATCGTCGCGGACTAGGTACTGCTTGTAGCTCTCGCGGACCTCAGGCGGATTCCACCAGCTCTTGGGCTCAGGCTTGGCCGGCTGCTGCGGCTGCTGCGCCGGACGAGCTGCCTGATCGCGCTGCTGCAGCCACTGCTGGTACGGCTCGCGATTGCTTAGGTACTCTTGGGTGTAGGGGAGGAGCTGCTGGTATTGCTGGAGAGTTTTTGAAGACGCTTTTTCTCGTTCAAGCGTTGCGTATAGGCGGCTAGCAATCGCGCGGTCGTCCTGCCCTTTGAACTCAGGCAAAGACTTAAAGGCGGACCAGACGTCCTGCTGTTGGGCCTGCTGTGGCGCTGGCGCCGCCGGTGGAGGCGACGAAGCAGCTGGCTCGCTGGAGACATCTTGCGAAACCTCTACAGGGCCGGACGCATCGAGCATCTCTTCGTCTGACATAACGGCTTCCTTATCGTTTATGGTCGGGCAGTGCCTGAGCGCAGCATATATCTCGCGCGCGCTGTATCTACCCGTGTTTTTGCTAGAAGCGCGGAGTGGTCCCGAACTTCGGCATTGCGGGCGACGGCCGGTTGTAGGCGCGGTGCAGCTCGCTGGAGATGCTCTGCGGCTTGTCGCTCAGCTCAACGTCACGCACTGCACTCCAGTGGGCGTCATTGTCGACCTGCTCGTCGGGCTTTGGGGTAGTGAAGTAGCTGCCGTACGGAGCCAGCGAGTCAAGAGCCTGCTGGTAGGCCTGACGCGGCCTGTCGCGATCAGGGCTTTCTGGCGACGGCAGCATCGACCTGATGCCACTCTCGACTGCCGCCTCCGGCACGGCCTCTTTAGCCAGAAGTCTTGGAAGCCACTTAGCCCCGATCTTGGCGGCCTGCAATCCAAGCTCCGCCATCATCGTGGGATCAAGCATGTCCAGGCTGGTGTCGAGAGCGTCGCCGGCAAACGCAGGAGCCGATTCCATGCCGGTCAGGGCTGGCAGGCCGGATGCGCGCCAGCCTGCATTCACGATATTCTGCGAAGGGTAGGGCTTGAGCGCATCTGCAAACTTCTGCTCGTTGTTGCGGTACACCTTGTAGTCGCTGGGCGTTGTGCCGTCAGGCTGGTCGAGAATGGGGGTTTCGCCCAGCCGCACGCGGTCTTTGTTTTGGAAGTTTGCGCCGGCTGATGCGGCGGCATCCGTTGCTCTCGACAGCAAGCCCGCCACCACAGAGAGCCCTGGCGCCGCAGCAAACCAAGCTGGATGCCGCTGATCCATCGTGACGTCACCACCCCGAGCCGCATTCTTGATGGCGTCCGGAACCATCTGCCCGGCGTTGATGGCGTACGGCACCGCGTTCCCGGAGCCCGCGTTCATGAACTCCCCAAACGCGCTCCCCCAGCCAGCGCCCTTCTGGTGGTACGCCTGGTTGAGAGCGTCCCTGTTCAGGGGCTGGTTCTCACTGGATTGGTAGTACGACTCTGCGCGAGCGGGATTGCCCTTGAGATTGGTGAGCAGGTCAGCCGTCCGGCCTACTTTCTGCTGGTACGCCTGCTGTTCGGGCGACATCAGCGAGTGGCCCATGTAAAAGCCTGCCATCTCCTTCAGGCCGTCCAGCAGCGAGCCGTCGTGATGCATGCCGTAGTAGCCGTGAGCGTGCTCGCGCACTGCGTCTGCGTATTGACGGGCGTTAGCGAAGCCTGGTTGGTCGGCGTACTTGCCGTGACCGCCGCGAGACACTGGAGCCTCAAGGCGTGCGACCAGAGACTCTGGATTCTCTAAAGCTTGAGCAGCATGTTCTGGATTGGCGACATCGAGCTCCGGCATTTTCTTTGGCCTGAGATCGTTGTAGCCCTCAATCGCCACAGGCAGCATGCGATCGCGAGCTGCGATCTGCCGTGCCATCTCTGCGTGGTCGGCTACCTGCGGGCCTGTCAGCGACCCAGCCGGTGCGTTCGGGAGCGATGCTGGATATGCGTATGCTGGCACTGGCGGTCCCTTTCAGAGGGATTTATGTCCGCCGGCCATGCTCAATGAGCGGCCATGTACAGACCGATATTGCTGAAGGCGTACCCGGCGTAGGCAATCGCCAGACCGGCGTTGCCCTTGTGCCACTGCTCATACGCCACGTAGGCGTAGATGCCGCCCGTGAGGATGATCAGGTAGGTGCTCACTTCAGACGTTCCAGTAGGTTGCGGAGGGTGGCGCGATGTATCCCGTCTGGAAAGCTTGCGTACCACTCAATCGCCTCTCGCTCCGCGTCGGTAAGCATTGCCCGATCCGTATCGGCAACACCACGTTTTTCGTCGCTTTGTGCGCATGATCTGTTTGATTCCGTGTCCGCCGATATACCGTCGTTATATCCAG